ATACCGTCAGATATCATATCGTCTCGGTATGTGTAATTAATAAAATTCGGTCGATAAGATAAATGATTAGCAATCTTTAAAAAACATTCACCTATATAATTTGTTACTTCAGGTTTCTTTCTGTTTTTTTCTTCTGCCTTTTTACACTTATCTCGATATTCAATCATCGCTTGTAGAAACTTTTTGTTATCTACATAGTGTGGTTTGTTTTTTGCTTTCATAATATCACCATTATACTATATTTTTTAAAAAAAGGCAAGCTGTGCTTGACACTTTTAGGATTTCTGTTATAATCGCCATGTGGGCGCTTTGAGATAGAGCTTTAATTAAGTTTCTTTGAGGTAAATTTATATCCACTAAACTCATCATCTAACATTTCATCTTGTTGTAATTCTTCTTTTTTATTATCCATTTCTTCAGCAACATCTAATATATGTTTCATTTCTTCTGGCGTAAGTGGTGCTCTTCTTTTCTGTGATTTATATTTGTTTAGCACAACTTCATAATAACTTGCCAGTTCTTGTGCAGCCATAGATATAACCATAACTTTATCTTTTGATATATTAAATTTTTCATCTGAGGTAAATGGTATCCAAGGTGACAATGAAGAATCATCTTTTAATCCATACTCGGTCATACGTTGTACCGTAGTAAGCATTAAAGGATTTTCGATTCTTAAAAATTGTTCATCAACAGAAATGGTACCTACAAGTAGTGTGCCATCAATAAGTTTTACCATACGGTAATCTGTTGGATGATTTGGTTGTATTGTCATATAACTATTTATCTATTCTTTCAAGTCTATGTTATGTATTTCATAATCAAACTCTTCCTCGGTATATATGTTTATTCTTTCTTGAAAATGTTTTAAGGTAAAGTTTTCTTTTGATTTATAAGTTAGGTCATCTGCTATATCATATAATGTCGCATTGACTTTATTATCACCTAATCGTAAACCACGACCAATACTTTGTAGATTTCTTATTCTACTTTTAGATGGACTGGCAAAAATAATATTGTGTAAATTTTTTATATTGACACCAGTAGAAAATGTGCCATAACTTGCAACTATGATGGCATCTTTTTCCTTTTCCACGATGCCTCTTATTGCTTCTCTTTCATCTGCTTCCACACCGCCAAAGATATAAAAAACTTTTCGGTTATCATCTGCTTTGTCTTTGATAATATCATATAAATTTTGACCATGCTTTTCTACTAATTGAAATAAAACTAAAGTATTGCCTTTCATTTTGAGTGCTAGATTACGAATAAAATTTTGTCTTGACTTACTACTTACTAAATAATCTACCTCATCTTGATATTTACCACTAGTCACCATCTTACTATTTTCTTCGGTATGTTTTAGTATCAAGCAGCGAACTACTAAATTAGATAACTGTTTTTTATCCATGAGTTTTTTTGTAGATGTAACTTTGTTTACGGCACCAAATAATCCTTCTAATACAAGTTTATGAGTGTGAGCACCATCTAATGTGCCTGTAAGACCAACTCTATATTTACAACCAATAAGTTTTGTCATCAATTCAGTAAGTGATTTAGATTTAAATAAGTGTGCTTCGTCACCAAACACAACACCAAACTGCTCAAAATAATTTTTCGGCAACTTATATAAACTTTGCCATGTAGATATTAAAACTTTTTTATCTGTTTGATTAGAGTAACCACTATACAGTCTGTGGCAGTTCTTACTTACATTCCAACCATATGATTTAAAGTCAGAATACATTTGTTCAACTAATGATGTTGTAGGAACTATCAATAAACATCTACTGTTTTCTTCGTCTTTGAGTAGATGAGTATAATATCTTATGAGTGCATAAATGATAAATGATTTACCAGAAGCAGTAGGACTTAATAGTAATGTTCGATTAAATTTTAAACTATGATATATGGCGTCTATCTGATAATCTCTTGCCTCAAAGTTTTGACCTAAACTGTTTGCAAACTTTTTGACAATCTCTTTGTCAACTCTATTATTAACCTCTACATTTTTACCACAGACGACATGGTATCCTCTTTCTTCAGCAAACGCTTTGATGTATGGATATAATCCAAAATATATCTCTTTTGTTTTCTGTGAAAATAATCTGATCTTACCATCCCACATACGATTACGAAATGCAGGCATAAACTTGTAACCTGGCACATAGAAAGTAAAAAATTCTGATAACTCTCTTTGTACGTTTGGGTCACAATCGACCGTTATGTAAACTTCGTTTTTCTTTTCAATGATTAAAGTATCCATGTCATTATGCTATATCTGTTGCCACTTGTAACTTTTTGAACCTCATGAGGAAACATAAAGTTTGATGGGAAGACAACAGCAGAACCTTTTTTCTTTTCTAAAGGCTCACCGCATAACATAAACTCACCACCTTCGTAATCATCATTTAAAAATATTAAAGATGTTAGATGTGGATAACCTTGTTTTTGACCATGACTATGATGTATATTATCTATGTGTTCTTTCATAAACCCGCCTGTTTCATAACAGTTAATTCTAAAGTTTGTATATTCTTGTATTTTTATTTTGTTATGTTCTTTTATATAATCGTTTACTGCTGTTTCAAATCCTTGTTGTATAGTTTTGTAACCAAACATTTGTGGTTCTATCCAAAACTCTTTCATCTCAACTTTAGATGTGCCTAAATTTTTAGTAGCAGTTGAAAAGGTAGAAGTTTTCCACCTCATAAATGTATCTTTATTGTAGTGCATTATTAAATTATCACAAGCTGCTGGTCCTAATACTTGTGGATAATAATATATGTAATTAGAAATTTGCTGATTGGAATTCATGATGTTCTCCTACTTGTCCTTTGACTTGCATATTCCATGCTATACTTATACGTTTATTATTTGACTTATTTTGTTGAACCCAATGTGGCAACCATGCAGGAAAAAATATCGCTCTATTTGTTTTAGACGCATAACTTAAAAGACTACAATTTAAAGTATTCTTTTCTTTTTTTCTAGGCACAATAACATCTGCTTGAGGTCTAGGATCATGAAAAACTATACTTGCACCTTGATCAGATTGTAAATAATAAGTGCCACTTAAAAAATTATTTGAATGTGTGTGCATTGGATGATATTCAGTATTCTTTAAAACGTTTGCCCACATATCTGTAATGATTAAATCCTCTACATCATAACCTAGAGTATTACAAATATCTTTACCTGTTTTTATAACTAGTCCTGCAAAGTGTTCAAACTGTTTTTTCTTATGTAAATCTGCTGACTTTGTTTGCCAGTTATTATCATAATCTCTTTTTTGCCATAAGTCATTAATATAATTTTTCATTTCATATAATACAGACCTTTCAGATTCAGTTGACATAGGTATAAAATGATCTAGTAAAAAAATATTAGTAGGAAATATTTGTTGATGTTCCATTAGATTGCACCACTTGTAAACTTCTTCCACTCTATTGCATTTTTAATTAAGAATGTGCGGTTGTTTATACTTCTTAAAACTTGTTCAAGATAGTTTACAACCTGTTTTAGATATGCTACTTTTTGATCTGCTTTTTGTAATTCATTATCAGAATCCATATAGATGTGAACATCTGCTTTTAATACTTTAAGATCAAAAGGTTTGTCTTTGTAAATATCAGGATCTGCTTTGCCTGTATAGTATTCCCACTTTTCTCTTACAAGTGATTTGTGATCTTGTTCTGCTTTCTTTAGTAGTAAAGAAAACTTATTATAGTGTTGTAAATATTTATTGTGTAGTAAAGGTATCTTGGTTGATTCAGTATCTAATTCTGTATCATCAAGTTTGAAATCTTTATCAACCGATTGTTGTAATTCTTCTAATGTCATAATCTACTCATTATATCACCTTTCGGTGTGTTTGTCAAGGTCTATGTAGTGGAAATCTGTACTATTTCATAATACATATATGCAAAACTTACCGATGCTTGTAAGTAATCCACATCTGATAATTTAATATCATAAGATAAACTACCAAGACTTGTCGGATAAACGTTTTGAAATCTTATTTCAGTTTTAGCAATATTCTTACTATTTAAGACCGTAAGTGTTGCGTCAGAATAAATGCCACCCTCTTTCAATGGTGCAGGCACATTTTTACCTGTTGGTGCTGTACTTCTAGTTGAACCAGGAAATCTATCAGCACTACCTGCTGCCAAGTCTTGAAACTGTGTGTGATTTTGAGGAAACCCTAAACCTACTAACCAATCATGTATTTCTTTATAATTATTTAAATTTTCATCTACAAGAAAAGATATATCTAGTGATTGATAAGATAATTTATCACCAGGTATCGCAACATCTACGAGAGGTGTAGGTTGTGAAGCACTGCCTAAAGATATGCCAGGTATGTTTGCTGTTTGACAAGTAAACTCTACCTCTG